CGACCCTACAAATCCTTATGTAAAATTTGTTACAACTACTGACCTTATTGCAAAACAAGCAGCACTAATGGAAATTCAACGTCAAATGTCAGGTCCTGGACAGGGCGGATATCCAACAGAGTTCCAAGCAATGCAGGCTATGCTGCGCAAGGCTGGTCTTAGCAAGTCAACTACACCACTAGGTATTGTTGGCATTGACGAGATGGCTGCAATGGATAAGGTTATTGCTGCTGCTATCCCTAGCCAGTTATCACCACTTGCTTACTTGGCTAACTATAATAGTTCACTTAAGCCTAAGACTATTGCACAACCCGATATGGCTACTCAGTACACTAAGCAAGTTCAATCTGCTTTGCAGTACAAAGATTTAGGAGATGCTCGTCAGGCTTATAGCGATTCCTACTTTAAGGCATTTGGTCAATTCCCAGCACCTGAACTTGATAAGAAATTTCAAGATTCATGGAATGCACAAGTAAAGTCTCAGACACAGGCTACTACTACAGAACAGAAGACAGAAAAAGTCTACCTTTATGATACTAAGAGTAAGCCAGTTATTGATAAGGCTACTGGTAAGCAAAAGGTTGACCTTGCTGGTCAAAAAGTTTATACTGGCATACTTAAAGATGGTTCAGGCGTATATCGCACTAAGACAATTAGCACTGGTACTAGCAAGTCTATGGGTGAAGGATTCACTACAGAAGAACAGACACAATTCCTTGCTGACTTCTTAGTACAGAACTTCCCAGATACAAAGTTTAACGTAAAAGATATTGGTGGAACAGCCAAGACTATTTACGATACTATTGCTTCATATAACACAGGCAACTATGAGGCTGTACCAGATTTTGCAACAGTTGCTCCATTGATTAAAAATATTATGTCACACCCTGATGCAAAAGTTCAAGCAGAAATGTTTAACCAATATGTTGGAGATTTGCAAAAGAAATCAAGTGGACGCTTTATGTCTATCCAAGGAATGATTCAGCCAGGTGAGAATGCCAACAAGTATGTAGACCCTGTGCTTAAATCTTTGGGTAATGCTCTTGAAACTACTCTTGATATTAAAGACCCGCTTGCTTTACAGGCTCTTAACTTTAAAGATGACAAAGGCAACTACAGACTTCCAAATGATTTTGAATTGAGTCAAATGATTATGAACGATAAGCGTTATGGCACTACATCTTCTGCTATTAATACAGCAGTAAATATGGGTCAGTCACTACAGAATGCGTTGAGGTAATCATGGCTAGAGCAACCGTAGACGAATTTGGCACATCATTAGTCTCTGATACATCTTTAAAATCTCCTAATGCTACAAAGACTGCAGCACAGATTGCTGCTGAGGCTAAGGCAACAACTGTTAGAAATGCTGCTGTTGCCAATCCAACTGTTAATAATATTAACGCTTTTATTGAAAGCCTTCAAACTAAACTAGCAGATACCAATGTTGCTGCTGGGCTTAAGCCTGATGGAACAACACCAGTAGTCACACCAGTGACACGCGTTGCTGCTAACCAATCAGCCAAAGATGCTGGACCTACATCTGCAGCACCTGCTGGATTTCACTGGCAATGGATTGGTACAGAATATAAACTTTACCAAGACGCTGTAAACCCACCTGCTGGCGGTGGCGGTGGCGGTGGCGCAAACATGGTTGCTAGCGGTTCTGGCAGTTCTGAAAATGCAAATGCAAATATTACAGGAATGCCTACAACCAATATAGACGTTCTTAAGGCTATGCTCAAAGCACAAGGATTTACTTCTACAGTTATTGACTCATCTGCTAGTTATCTAAACTCATTACTTATAGATGGACTTGACTATGATAATGCAGTCCAAGTATTTCTTAATACAAAAGATTACACACTCAAGAATGGTACTAAATTGTCATCTCCATTCTATGAGCAGTATGGGTATCTTAATGATGGACTTACAAAACCTAAAACTCCATCAGAACTTTTTAATGCAGTAGAAGGATACAAGGGACTTCAAACTAAATACGGATTTAGTGAAAAGTATTTATCAACTGATTCGCTTAAAAACTATGTCAAGAACAACGTATCAGTTTCAGAACTTGATGAGCGTGCTAATGCTGCTCGTCTTGCTGCTATCAATGCAGACCCTGCCAAGACAGATGCTCTTATGAAGTTGGGTTATATTGCTACTTCTGCAGATTTACAAGATTTCTATATGGATGCCAAGATTGGCAAAGAACAACTTGACCTTAACCGTAACACTGGTACATTTGTAGCAGAGGCTATTCGCCGTGCTAGTTCAGGACTTCTTGTTGATAATGCGCAACTATCTACTTACAAACAACTTTCTGCAGCAATGACAGATAAAGGTTATAATGAAGCACAGATTGCACAACTTGCATCTACTGGATTCCAAAACATTGCTGAGACACTTAACCCATTGACAGCATTATCAGGCATCTATGAAAAGACTCCTGGCACTGCTGCAACTCAGTCTACTATTCAAGGCGAATTACAAAATGAAGAATTTAAGAATATGGCTTCTGAACGTCGTAAGAGACTTACAGAACAAAATAAGCAAGCCTTCTCAGGAGACGCTGGTTTATACGTACGCCTGGGTCAAACTGGTTCTCTAGGCAATAGAGATACAAGCGGACAACTATAAAGAATCCCCTCTGAATCCATCGGCCTCAGAGGGCGTACAAGACCGAGAGTACAAGCCAAGACAGATTCCCCATCTGCATTGAGGTGTGCGACAACTACTAAAAGGGAGAAATCGCATGAGCGATAACCGAGACAACTACTGGGAAGATGAAGAAGAAGACGATACACCTACGGGGGTATTTGAATCTGATACAGACCTTGTTAAGAAACTGCGTAAGGCTCTAAAGGCTGAACAGCGTAAAAACAAAGATTTGGAAACTTCATATGGTGAATTAACCAAAGCCCAGAAAGACCGGATTTTAAAGGACGTACTTGCGTCCAAGGGTGTCAATCAAAAGATTGCACAGTTTATTCCATCTGATATCGAGGCATCTGAAGATGCTATTAGTGCATGGCTGGACAACAATGGTGATGTCTTCGGATATACACCAACTGAAAAACCAGCCGTCAATCAACAGGATATCGCTTCTATGAAGAAGATGGATTCAGTGCTAACAAATGCAGAGACACCTGCTGCTTCGGATGACTTGATTAACCGTATCACGGGAGCAACAACCGAAGAAGAAATTTATTCCATCCTCAGCGGTCAGTAAAATAACCGCACACTAAACAATCAGAAGGCGAGGATATCTCCAAATGGCAGATACCTACTCAACCACGACCTCGGGTCTTGGTTCCAATCTCGTAACACTTGCTTACGATAAGTTAATTGAAATTAACCTACGTAACACACCTCAGTTCCGCGCTATTGCGGACAAGAAGGTCGGCAACCCAACTCACGACGGTTCATCTATCCGTTTCCAGTTCTATACAGACATTGCTGACACATCAGTTTCTGGTGCGACACTTGCTGAAACTGTAGACCCAGATGCAGTCGCGATTCCAGCAACCACCACACTTGATGTGTCACAGGTTGAAATGGGACGCGTAGTGCTTCCAACTCGTAAGTTGTCACTCATGTCACTTTCAGATGTTGACCCATGGATTGCTAATGCAGTTTCATACAACATGGCAATGACAATGGATGCAGCAATCGCTGCTAAACTTGATGCAGGTACAAACGTCATCCGCGAATCAGGTGGGTCACTTTCAACAACTGCTGCTAAAACAACAATCGATACAACAGACGTACTTAAGGGTCGCGACATCCGTTACGCAGTAACAAAGTTGCGCGCTTCAAACGTACTCACACGTGGCGGAATGTACACAGCGTATGTTCACCCAGAAGTTTCTCATGACCTCCGTACAGAGACAGGAAACAACATCTGGCGTACACCAAACGAATACCAAAACATCAACGCACTCTATGCTGGTGAAATTGGCGCATGGGAAGGTGTTCGTTTCATCGAGACACCAACTATGACAAACTCAATCTCAGGTAAGTCACTAACAGCACTTGCTACTGCATCAGCAGTAAGCGGTGTATCAGGTGAATACACAATCGTTGCAGCCAATGGCGCATTCGGTAGTCTTGCTGAGGTTGGAGATGCTATCTCTGGTACTAACGTAGGTTCAGGTGCTTTGATTACAGCAATCTCAGTTGGCGCTACAAACACAACATTCACTGTGTCTGTTGCTAACTCAGGAACTGTTGGAACAAACACACTTACAGTTACACCAAAGGCACGCGTATTCAACACTTACGTACTCGGACAGCAAGCACTTGCTGAAGCAGTATGGAAGGAACCAGGCATTGAGTTTGGTAACGTTGTAGACAAGTTGAACCGTTTCCGTCCAGTCGGCTGGCACGGTATCATCAACTGGAGCGTCTTCCGTCAGGAAGCACTCTATCGTATTGAAACATCTTCTTCAGTTCACAACTAAGAGATAATCTAAGTAATTAGACGGGTGGGTAGGGGGCAACCCCTACTCATCAGTAAAAGGGCTTAGGAGGTCAAATGGCATATAGATTCACAACACCCACAATCAGCGAAGGGCCTGCTGGTGAAGGGCGCTTATTCGGCTTTTTCCGCCTCACTAGAGGGGTCTCTGTCTTAAAGATAGACGGGCAGTACTACCAAACCCGCTTTCCTTCTTCAGAAGAGGTAACGGCTGCTCAAGTTGCCTACATCGGTGGCTACTCATACGAGGTTAGCGCAGGAGAAAAGGCTGCTTTAGAGGCAGCAGGATATACGGTGGAGACGATATAAATGTGTAATCACATCAGTAAGGTGCTTGAATGGGGATTCACTGAGGCACGTAACTTTAAGGCTGCAAAATATGGATGTGTAAACTGCGATGAAACTTCGTTAGTTCCATTCCAATCAGAAGATATTTTTATTGACCATAGTAAATGTGGTGGTCCAGATGTCTGCTTTGGTTGCAAGGCAGCAGGACTCCAGTTAAATCCTGGAGATGCCCATCATGGAAAAACTATGAACAATAAAAAATGGGACAATGAACTGAACGCTTACCGAGAGGCAAGAGCACAGGGCATTCAACCTGCGGGTACAAGTATGGAAAAGATTAATGAGGCTCGTAGGGCTTCCGATGCAATGGGAACAGCGTATGACTCAGGTACGATGCCCAACACAAACCTAATACAAAACAACACAGTATCTAAACTCAAGGAAGTAGGGCTCGTATAATGGCAATAAGCAAAGCAAAAGCATATGCAGCATATGAAAAGACAGAATCACCAAAAATGAAAAAGGCTGAAATGAAGAAGCCTGAAGGAAAGAAAGAAAAGGCTAGAGAAACTGCTTCTGGTATGGCTATGTTAAGCCAAGGAAAAAAGACAACCAAGTCTGGAATGCATATGATGAATGGCAAAATGATGAAAAACTCTGCAATGTCAAAGTCTACTCCAAAGAAAATGGGAAAGAAGAAGTAATCATGCCAAACTCAGGTAAGCCAGTAGGTGGCCTCAAGGGCTACACACAGAATATTGTTAAAGAGGCAGGAGAATTTGTACGCGCTTATCAACGTACAGATGAAATGAGACAGAAGACTGGTATTGGAACAGACTCAGAAGCAACTCGTCTTCGTAAACAACAAGACCGCGCAGGCGGTCAACTTGTTGGTTCTTTGTTTGGAAATAAATATGATTCCAAAGGTCGTAGAACAAATTGAAAAAAGCGCATCCAGGATTTAAAGCAGTTGCTGCTGGTATTGCAAAGAAGCAAGGTATCTCAAAAGACCGTGCTGGAGCAATCCTCGCTGCTGGTGCTCGTAAAGCATCTAAGTCTGCAGTCAAGGCCAATCCACGCTTGAAGCGTGTGAGCGGTGTTAAGAAAGGCAAGTAATGACAGCAGCCTGGACTCGTAAAGAGGGCAAGAACCCTAAAGGCGGACTAAACGCTAAGGGCAGAGCATCATACAAAGGTGGCACTTTAAAGCCACCAGTTAAATCAGGTGATAACCCACGCCGTGCATCGTTTCTAGCACGCATGGGTGGAGCACCAGGACCTGAGCGTAAACCTAACGGTGAACCAACAAGGTTACTCCTATCGTTAAATGCGTGGGGAGCATCAAGTAAAGCAGACGCAAAGAAAAAGGCAGCAGCCATATCATCTAGGAATAAAGGGAAAACAAAATGAAAGAACCAATGACAAATGGAAAGATGTCTAGCAAGATGTCTCCAGCAAACACTGCTCGAAGCACAGGAGATACTCCTGCTGCCAAGAAGACAGTAGTCTCACAAGCAATCATTGACCACATTAAATCACAAGGCATGACAGCAGCAATTAAAATGGCTGCATCAGGTGGCGGAAATGCTGCATACAATGAAGGCGTAAAGCGCATGTATGGTGCAGACCGTGTTGCTAAGGCAACAGCAGCAAGAATGAACTCAAGTTCATCAACAAGAACAACATCTGGACCAGATAAAGCACGTGGCGCTTATGCAAATAAGCCAGCAGCATCTAAGCCTGCAGCATCTAAGTCACAGAAGACCACTGACCCATTTGCAAAGTTTGTATTTGGGGTAGGCAAAGCAGCAGCAGAACCTTTCAAATCACAGCCTACAAAAAAGAAGTAATTAACCCTTAGAAGGAAATAATGACAACCACTTACGGAAATTTGGTAGATGAGGTTCTGCTCAATCTATCTGGTTATACGCTGCGCCAAGAGCGCACAACACACCTAACCCAAGATATCACAGCCTCTGGCTTGACTCTTAATTTAGGTACTACCACTAACATTGGTAAGGGTGTTGTCGAAATTGATGAAGAGTTGATTTGGTTGGATTCCTACGACCGTGTTTCGTCGACTGCAACAGCAGCGCCGTATGGTCGTGGGTTCCAAGCAACTACTGCTGTGGCACATTCCTCAGGAACAAAAGTAACAGTTGCCCCAACTTTCCCACGCTCTGCTGTAAAACGAGCAATCAATGAAGCAATTCAAAGCGTATACCCTACACTCTATGCTTTAGATAAATATAGTTTTACATACAATGCTGTAGTAAATACATATCAACTTCCTGCAAATGTGCAGACGGTCCTCTATGTATCTTGGTCTACAATTGGACCAACAAAGGAATGGCTTCCTGTTAAAGGATGGCGACTAGATACCTTGGCAAATACTTCTTCATTTTCAAATGGAGTCAGCCTTACTATTTATGATAATATTCCAGCAGGAAGAACAATTCAGATTACGTATACTAAAGTTCCTCAATCACTTAATGGTTATGCAGAAAGTACAGTATTTGAAAATACTACTGGTTTGCTTGCATCTGCAAAAGATGTAATTATTTATGGTGCTGCTTATCGCCTTGCATCATTTATTGATGCTGGTCGTCTTAATTACCTATCAGCAGAAGCAGATAATGCAGACACAAAGATTCAATTTGGTTCTGGTGCATCTAACTCACGCTTCCTCTTGGCGCTTTACAATCAAAGGCTCAATGAGGAAAAGACCAAACTCAGAGATTTATATCCAGCCCGAATCCACTACACGAGGTACTAATCCATGACAATTCGCAAGTATTCTTCTATATCCCAGGAAACCTCACTTACTGCAGCGCTTAACTCAAGTGCCACAACAATGACTGTTGGTTCAGGTTCTGCTTTGCTTGGTGGAATTACGCCAGCATCTGGTGAAACATTTACAGTAGTCCTTGACCCAGATACAGCCCTTGAAGAAATTGTAGATGTAATCTATCCTTCAACACCTGGAAGCAATACAATTACAATTTCTCGCCCTATTGATAGCACTCAGGCAATTGCTCACTCTGCTGGTGCCAAAGTGCGCCACATGGCTATTGGTCGTGACTTCCGTGAGGCTAATACTCACATCAATGGAACTCTTGCTGAACATGGTGCTACTACTTCTGCTCAACTTGCTGGTGTCATCTCTGATGAGACTGGTACTGGTTCTCTAGTATTTGCTACATCCCCTACTCTTGTAACACCAGCGCTTGGTACTCCAGCCTCTGGCGTACTTACTAACGCAACTGGACTTCCTCTAACAACTGGCGTAACTGGAACTCTTCCAGTAGCCAATGG